GAACTTTGCATCTACTGTATCGTTATCAGATTCACCAAAGGTTGTGATACTGGATGAGGCAGATTATATTTCTGCAGACTCAGTTCAACCAGCTCTGAGAAACTTCATAGAAGAGTTCTCTTCAAACTGTAGATTCATATTCACTTGTAATTACAAGAATAGAATTATACCACCGTTACATTCAAGAACAACGGTGATCGATTTCACAATGACACCTGATGAGAGACAAAGACTTGCATCGGTTTTCCTTGCAAGACTCATGGAGATTTGTGATACCGAAAACATTAAATACGATCAAAAGGTTTTAGTTGAACTTGTAATCAAGTTCTTTCCCGATTTCAGAAGATGTATCAATGAGGTACAAAGGTATGGTGTCTCAGGAGAGATTGATAGTGGATTACTATCTACACTTTCCGAAGAGAAACTCACACCTCTTATTGACATGTTGGCTGATAAGAATTGGAAAGGAATGAGAAAATGGGTTGGTAAGAATTCAGATAATGATTTCAATACACTCTATCGAAAACTCTTCAATGCATTGGAACAACGATTGGAACCTCAATCCATTCCAGCTGCAGTTTTGTTTATCGCTGATTATCAGTACAAGTCTGCTTTTGCCATGGATTCCGAGATCAATTTCGTTGCATGTTTAACTGAAATAATGTCGGAGTGTAAATTCAAATGACACAATATGATGAAACTGTAGAAAACCAAAGAATACTACTTGAGGCAGAAGAGTGGTCAAAAGGTATTAAATCTATCCATGCACATAATCTAAGTTCAATGTGGTACGATGATCGTCCACAGGATACTGAGGGTGACAAGTATGTATGTGATACACAATTTAATAATGGAACTATCAAAAGAGATATCTTATCTACTAATGAAGTTTTCATATTTGGTACGCCACTAACTGGACAAGCTCTAGTGGATGAGTACAGAAAACATAATGGCTAAAAGAAATCCATTTGATTTTGTAAAGTCGGTCTCTTACGACAAAAAAGACCTCATGGTTGATGAGGTCGAAGAGAAAGCATATCAACCATTCCTAATAAACAGAGCATTATCCTATCATCAGGATTCTGTTTTCCTTACTAATGAAATGAATGTCAGACATGGTGTAGACAACCGTCTTCAATACCAGTTTTTCCTAAATACTCTTAGAAAAAGACAACGATTTTCACAATGGCAAAAGCCTTACATTAGTAAGAAACTCGATACTGTAAAAGAATATTATCAGATATCTACAAAAGAAGCCAAAGACTATGTGGAACTATTGTCTGATAAACAGTTACGAGAATTGAAAAACAGAATGAAAACTGGTGGTAAGGATGATGGATAACCAAGAAGATATAATCAAAGACCTTGTCGAGGTCACTTTCCCTGAGAAAGACGATTTCCTTAAGATACGGGAAACACTATCACGCATAGGTGTTGCATCCCGAAGGGAACAAGAACTCTTTCAATCATGTCATATACTACACAAGCGTGGTAAGTATTACATAACACATTTTAAAGAACTATTCAAACTAGATGGTAAACCTTCTAACATCGATGAGTCAGATATCGGTAGAAGGAATACTATTGTAGGTCTATTGGAACAGTGGAGTCTAGTATCAGTTGTAAACAAACAACAGATCGTGGAACCTAAAGCACCACTCTCACAGATCAAAATCATTCCTTTTAAGGAAAAAAGTGAGTGGAAACTCACCACTAAATACTCAATAGGCAGTAATAACTCCTAAATATCACTACGATATCACTTATGGTATCGGAGGAGAAATTTATGCTAGAATTCCTACAATGGATTATAGGATGGATTCAAGTGATACCATGGTTAGTTATGGGTGCATCATTCGTTGCAGCTCTAACACCTACACCAGTCGATGACGGATTAGTCAAAAAGGCTTACAAAGTGCTTGACTGGGTTGCCTTAAATGTGGGTAAAGCCAAGGACTAAATAAGATAGTAAACTAATAAGTGAGGATATATCATGGAAATAATTGCAATTATACTTGCCGTAGCATTAGTTGGATTATTTGTTTACTCTTACCGTGATACCAATACACCACCAGTTGCAGAGTCAAAACCTGCTCCAAAAGTGGACAAAAATGATAATGGTATCATTTCAAAGGCAGAGTTAAACAAACTTACTAAAGTTCAGTTGTTTGAACTTGCAGAGAAAAAATCTGTAAAGGTCAAAAAATCAGGAACTAAAGCTGCAGTCGTGAATGAAATTTGGTCTCAATTGAGATAATCTTATTCAGAATAACTAAAGGGTGCATCATGCACCCTTTTTTTTGGCCCATAGTAAGTCCAAAATCATAAATAATTGCATGGAAGATTTGTTTATTTTGATAGGTGAAGTGGGAGCTCCGATTGCTGGTGCAATCGTGATGGGGTTCTTTATCTTTATTGTTATCAAACAAATCTTAGAAGGAGTAGTAGACGATATAAAAACCCTAACAATGTTTTGTAAATCATTAGAGAATCGTGCAAGAACGATGACAAATGAATTAGTTAAGATAGACATGTTAGTTTCAAGTGCGTTAGAATTAAGACCTGACATAGAAAGAGTCGCAAGGACGGAGAATTTCATAGAGGATGGCAAGGTCGACGCTAGGAGAGATTGATAGTGTCGGATATAGCAACTCTAATAAGTGATTATGGTTTTCCCATAGTTATGATGGTAGGTCTAGGATATTTCATATACTATATTTGGTGGTTTGTAGGTGAAAAATTAGAACCCGAAATTGAGAAACAACACCTTGCATTGATAAGAGTTATCGATCAGGTGCGTATGTTAGACCAAGATTTAATCAGATTACAGCAGAAGGTAGATGTCGTTTTAGAATATAAGGAAAACGAAAAGAAAAAGAAGGCTCAAAGGAAATGAACAACTATAAAATAACATTTATACTTTTTACTTTTATAGTCTTACTAGGATTATCTAATACAGTTCTAGGAGACGAGATCGTACACAAATTTAAAAATCCTAGCTTCTCAGGAATTGGTACAGGCGCACATTACCTTACCATTGAGAATCAGGAACACAGCAGAAAGAAGGCAATCGAGGATTCACTTGAGGCTGCTAGAAAAGCTGCAGAGAGAGAAGCAGAGAACACCACGCTTGCAAAATTTATCAGAAACTTGGAGTCGCGTATTTACGCTCAGTTTGCAAAACAATTAGTAGAATCTATGTTTGCAAATGATAATCCAGTTGGATTTGGTTCATTCATATTAGAAGGTAACACTATTACATGGGAAGTTATCACAGATGAATCAGGTGCAGAATTTATAAGATTAACAATCGTTGCTGAGGATGGTTCAGAAACCGTAGTCGAAATACCAGTTGGTACTGGTAACTTTGGTCAAGACCCTGATACAGGTGGCGGTGATGGAGGCGGTTAATGTTAAAGGTATTAACACTAACACTCTTACTTGTTCTGAGTGGATGTGCTTCTTTTCCTCAGTGGTCTGATAAACCACAGGACTGTAGTCGATGGGATCAGGGATTCGGTAAAGACCTGTACTCAGGGGTAAAGAAACAACTCTCACGAAAGTATATTTGTGTAGAGAATCCCGAAGTAGTTAAGTTGCCTGCTTACATAGAATTATTAAATTTACCACCAGCAAAAGAAAAACCGATAGTTGCAGTTTACAGCTTTGCAGATAAAACTGGGCAAAGAAAATCGGTTCAGAACATTGCAAGTTTCTCTACAGCAGTAACTCAGGGTGCAACCGAGATGGTTATCGATGCACTTAAGACTGCTGGAGGTGGTACATGGTTTAGAGTCGTTGAAAGAAACGGTATCGATCACCTAGTTAGAGAAAGACAAATTATTCGTTCTGCAAGATCAGACTATGCAAAGAAGACTGAACAAACAGACGAAGGAATTCAACCCCTGCTTTTCGCTGGTATTATTATCGAAGGAGGGTTGATTGGTTATGATTCTAATCTACGAACTGGAGGCCGAGGCGCACGGACTTTAGGAATCGGGTTTAGTAAACAGTATCGTCAAGATGCTGTAACAGTCTCTATGAGAGCAGTTTCTGTTCTTACTGGAGAAGTTTTGTTGAATGTCCAAACTCGTAAGACCATTTTATCATATGGTTCAGGTGGGGATGTCTTCCGATTCATCGAGGAAGGAACCCAGCTCTTAGAGATCGAGGATGGCGTGGGAAATAATGAATCAGTGACTTACGCAACACGAACAGCAATTGAAGCTGCAGTGTTGGAATTAGTATACCAAGGCCACGATAGGGGTTATTGGAAAATAGAAGAGGTAAACGAAAATGAAGAAACTAATTAGTCTATGCATAATTGCATTACTGTCGACAAATATTCTTTTCGCACAAGCCACTGATGATAACGAAATTAAGATAGACCAAGAAGGTGATACCTTAAAACTTTACATCGATCAAATCGGTTTTGGAAACAAAATTGGTGGAGACGATGCAAGTAGTGGTTCACCGTCAAATATGGCGATCACTGGTAGTGGTCTAGAATTTGATCTTGATTTCACAGGGAATTCAAATATTTTATTTGGCCCAGTTATATCCGATGATAGTTATATCAAAATGGATTTTACTGGAGACTCTAATGAAATAGATTGGAACATAGGTTACATCGGTAGTACGGATGATTCAAATATTAACTTTGATGTCACAGGATCAAGTAACACATTTGATCTAGACCAAGGTTATGTTGCATCAGCTGAAAGATTAAACGCCGACTTAATACTAATCGGGAGCTCAAACATCTTTGATGTTGATTGGGAATCTGATGACTTGACATGGGATTTCACCGTAACAGGTGATTCCAATAACATTAATACACTTCAAAAGGATGGAGAACAAACATTGGACTTCACTCTAGTTGGAGACAGTGCAGATGTTGATATCACTCAGGTATCAGGCACATGTGTGAGCGGAGCAGGTAATACTTGTTCTTCACCTGATGCAAATATCGTACTGGATATAGAAAGTGATAATGCGATTATTCAAATCAATCAGAAAGATTCAGCTAACGATTCTTAGTCTTTTATTGTTCATCAGTGGGGTCGGGTTTGCTGACCCCATTGGAGACATAGTAGAATCCACAGGTATTGGTCAGATTTTAAGAAGTGGTGAGGCAACACCTCACACTACTGGTTATGGCATAGAATTATATGATGTTGCAGAGACCGTCAATGGTCGAATGAAAATAGAGTTCTTAGATGCAGAAGAACTTGATCTTATAGAACATACAGAAGTATACATTGATGAAGTATACTACGATCCAAATCCATCACTATCAAAGATGTCATTAAGGATGGTACAAGGAACCGCCCGTTTTGCTTCGGGCAAGGGTAACAAGATAAAGAAAGCAAACATAGACATCAGCACACCGACAGCACAAATTGCTATCAACGGTACAGATTTCACAACAACAATAGATGAACTAGGTAGAACACTCGTTATACTGCTCCCTGATGAGGACGGAGTTACACCATCAGGTGAGATTATAGTGTCAAATGAGGGTGGAAGTGTCACTCTCAATCAGGCATATCAGGCAACTATGGTATCAACCATAGAAACACCACCTACAGGATCAGTGGTAATTAACAACTTAACAACATCTATGATAGACAATATGTTCATCGTATCACCGCCTACGGAGGTCGCAGAGGCCGTAGAAGAACAGGCAAGAGAAGATATGAACGATGACCAAGGGGTATTGGATGTAGACTTTTTAGAGTTCAATGAACTAGAAAAAGACTATGATGACTATGCAGATGATCCCAATTATGATGCCCGTGGGAACAGACTAGATATAGATTACTTAGATGTCGATTTTCTTACAGATGTATTAGATGTAGTCGAAGAGTTAACAAAGACTACTGCAAAATTTACAGATCGACAACAAGTTACTGGGGGTGTAAACCTAAAAGGAGCTGTATTTGGTTTCAATAAAGATTCACAATTCAATGTCTTTGAAGAAGATGGTAACTTAGTATTCTTTAGAGAAGTGAATGGAGTCATTGAAATTATTATACAAAACGGTAATTCAGGATTTATTGATGCAAGAGTTGAAGGATATGAGGGTATTATTGAGTTTGGAAACGGAGACCCAGCTATTCAGATTTTCATCAATCAGAGTAACTAGAATACCTAAATACTTACTTAACGGAGAAGAAGCATGGAATATATATCTAAATTTTTAGATTGGCATGAAGACTTGACTTATAAATGGATTGAAAGATTTGGGATAACCGAATACCACGCAATGTGGATTGCATATGCAAAAGGACTTATCTTAGGACTACTATTATGGTGGATTTTTTAAAGAAAATAAATGGAACACATTTAGGGATATTAGTAATATCCCTTTTCTTTACTGCACAACTATGTTATGCAGGGCCCACTGATGATAATCATATCCATGTTGAACAAGTCGATGGTGGAGACGATGTTTCTCTTACTATAAATCAACTTGGATATGGTAATGAAGTTGAATTTTCATTTGGACACCAAGGAAATACATTCAACCTAACTCAAAATGGAACTGGTAATTATATCGGATGGGTATCATACTGGGGATCAGGTAAAAGTTGGGGTGGTGATGTAGATGGTTCTGATAA